GGAATTGCTTTAGCAACCTTGAGCATTGGTTAAACCTTTATTGACAGTATCTTCTATGCAGCGGAATGATTTGGCTGTTGCGTCATTCATACGCTTTTGTAACTCTGTTGGTTTGCTTTGTGCAAATGCGCCAAGGTCACGATTATTTTTCGTAAATTTTTCTTGGATATCTTGCACTTCATTGCGAGCAGCCTGATAGTCATCAAATGTCTTTTGTGAAACTGCTTGCTGTTCCTTTAAATCTGCTTGTGTTTTTTCAAGGGTTGCTGTCGTAGTCTTAAGAGCAAAGTCCTTGCTTGCTACTTCCTGATTCAATCTTGCTAGTTCGTCCTGTGTATACTTGAAGTAACCTACTACTGCACCGATTAATAAAACCACTGCCATTATTTTATAGATTGAAAATCCAAACATTAGATAATCCCACTTAGTCTCTTGATATCTGCTATATCACTATTTAACTTTTTGGTTTCATTTTTAATTGTCACAAATTTCTGCACGGTTTCTTCATATTTTTCAGGAGAAAGCGGCACAATCTTTGTGAAATTTTCTTCGTTCATTGGTTGATAATCATCTTGCTTATACCAACGAAATTTCCATTCGTCTGGTGAGATACCTGTTAGGTGATCTAGGTCTGTTAACATTTCATTTACATACTTGTAAAGATTTGGACGACGTTGTGCTTCAACAAAGACAAGACGATCCATATCACTTACTTCACCTGTTGATACATCGGCATCAAGAATCCAGTCATACCCATTTTCAAGGAATGATACTAAATCATTTGCTGGCATAATATCACGAATCTTAAAACTGAGCGTGACAACATCTTGTGCTTGCCCCATCTTGCTATTATACTCATCAATGTGAATAGTATCCTTAACCAAATAGTTGAGGTCACCCATTTGTAAACCTTCAGATATTAGGGACGGGCGCTGCATTAGGCTCTCCTTCGGGTTGTTCTTGTGGTTGCGGTGTGGTATCTTGCTTGGTATTGGTCTGGTCAGTCAAACCTTTTTCCATGCTATTTTGTAGATCACTTAAGTCTACTTCTTCACCGGCAATGTCTACTGAACCTTGTTTAATGTCAGCCATAAGTTTCTTTGGTAGCATCATCTCTACATACCAGATTGGAAAGTCAACAAGTTTACCTTTATGACTGCCTGGGCGAATGTCTTGAGGACTGCGAATTTCAACAGGCATTTGCACAACATCTTTTTCATAGGTAATCTTTGCACCATATGGAATAAGACGCTTGGCTGCTGCTGGATCAGGCATACGATCACGTGGCCACATAAACTTGCACTTTACCCAATAACGACTAATTTTAGGACCATCTACAAGTTCGCCAATGCGCCAGTTTGGAAATGTGTAAAAATCCATGCTGTCTAACACTCGCTCAAAGTCGCATAACATGCTGACAGCAGCATCACTCATATAAATCTTTTTAACACTATCAATATTTGGTTTAACACTCATGGCAACACCTTTGAGATATTTATGATTGTACAGCACCTTCAAAGATTACAATATAATTGTCATATTACATCATTAAATACTTTTGTGTTACAACCAACACAGGAATCTCAAATGCAGCATAAGCGTAAACAGAAGTATAATCAGCCAATGAATAGTTTTAACAATGGAAACGGAAACTCACACAAACGAAATTATAATAATGTTATAGAACCTGACCAGTTCGCACCTGCTAAAAAAAGAAATGTAGATATAATCCCAAGAAACCTTAATCAAGAACATTATCTTGATTTACTAATGGATGATAGCGTAAGTATCATCATCGCAAGCGGACCAGCGGGAACTGGTAAAACCTTGCTAGCAATGCAAGCCGCAATTAAAGCCTTAAAAAATCGTGAAATTGAACGCATTATTCTCACTAGACCAGCAGTGGGTGTAGAAGGTGAAAAGCACGGTTTTCTACCAGGTGACCTAAATCAAAAAATGGAACCTTGGACCAAGCCACTATTTGATGTTCTCCACGAGTATTATAGTATTCGTGAAACTCAACAGATGGTAGAAACAGGTGTAATTGAAATTTGCCCACTTGCATTTATGCGTGGTCGCACATTCAAGAACTCTATGATTATTGCTGACGAAATGCAGAACGCAACACCTAATCAAATGAAGATGTTGCTTACTCGTATTGGTGAAGGCAGTCGCATTGTTGTAACAGGTGACGTTCGTCAAACTGACAGAACAGAAGGTGAAAATGGTTTGTTAGACTTTAGCCGTCTTATTGACCGTTTTGCTGACAGTGACCATGTTGGAACAGTTGAGTTCAACGGTGGTGACATTGAACGTCATCCTGCAGTTGAAGAAATTCTACGCATCTACGGCGATATTTAATTCGTAGGGCGACTTAATATTTTTAAGAGTTGCCAATTATTATAGGCTTCTTCAACGGATGGATTCTCGTGAGTTTGATCTTTTACCCAACTGGTTTCACGAACCCACCCGTTGATTTTATTTTTATAAGAAGCAACCATCCATGCTTCTACTAGGTATTGCTCATACCATGTATCTTTGCCATTGTCGTCTTTTTGTATGCCAAAGAAAGCATTGCCATCCATTATAGCAATTACTTCTGCAATAGGACGTAAGATACGTTTTTCTTCCGCAGTAAATTTCTTTTTGCGTGTTTTCTTGTAAGTGTTGTGTATATGACTAAGAATTTCCATTAATTTCCGCTAACTCACACAATGTAGCACTTAGGTTAATTTCAGCATCGGCAACCATAGAATGATTGACTAGTCCATTGCGAATGATAACAATAGCACGATCTTGTCCTTCATCGGTGGTTGAAAATAACTCAAGGTTGTCATACATCCAACGAAATACTTCTTCAATTTCATCACTACGAACTTGATTGCATAGAAGTTTACGTGCCTCTCGTACCTTACCACTCTTGAATAAATCAACTGCGGCAATACGATAATCTGTGCTACTCTGTGAATCGTTGCTTGCAGAACTTAAAGAACCACCATTGCTTGCACTTTGCAAACTGTTGATACACTTACGTAGGTCAGGATAGGCTGCAGTTACATAAACGTCTAGGGTATCTAAATCAAAATCAACATTTTCTTCAACAAGAATAGTAGCAGCACGAGCAGTAAACTCAGTCTTATCAAGACGTTCAATATGAAATCCCTGACAGCGGCTATGCAGTGCTGGAATAATCTTATTGGGATAGTTACAGGTCATGATAAACCTAGCACTGCTGCTATAAGTTTCCATCAAACCACGCAACACTGCCTGTGCGCTCGGTGAAAGATAATCTGCCTCATCAAGCAGCACAATCTTAAACTCACCAAATGGCATCGTAGATACAAATCCTTCAATCTTATCACGAATGAAGTCTACGCCATTGTCTCGTGAAGCATTGATTTGTAGAACGTCGTAGTCATCTACGCCCAAGTCATGGATAAGAACCTTTGCTAAGGTAGTTTTACCTGTGCCTGGTCCGCCGCTGAATAGCAAGTGTGGAATAGTTGCATCACTAATCCACTGGCGAACCTGTGCTTCTTGTGTGGCATCACGCCACACATAATCCGTCACGCTAGATGGACGATACCGTTCAACCCAAAGATAATTTTTTGTCATAAGATTATACTAACACTGAGTTAGAGGAATGTCAACTATTTTAAGTTGGATTAAGACCAAATGTCAAATCTTCTTTTGGTGGCTCATCGCTACTCATAAGAATATCTTTTGGATCAACAAGACGAACAGTAGTGCTGTTACCTTCTTCATCGGTCATATCGAGACCACGAGTCCAACGACCATGTGCTACGAGAATATATTCGCCTGGCACAACATCTTGTTGCGTTGGTCCAACTGCTACTACTTCTGCCCAACGAGGACGAATGCCTTGACCTTTCTTATCATCATCAATAATGATAATGCCACCAAGTGTTTGACGTTCACCAAATGCCATATCCTTGACCAACACATTGTTTTTTGTCGGTGTAATGTTGCGATAGTCTTGGTAATAATGTAATACGCTACTACGTGAACCTAATGTGTTTATCATATTCTGTTTCTCTGTGCTCTCATTTTTTCGGCAAGTTCCGTACTACGTTGTTGTGCATCCGCAATACCATTGTTGGTGCTTACGCCACTTTGTGGTTCAACGACAGTTGGTTCCGCATTTGCTGCTTCAATCTGATCATAGCCATTTGAAATTGGTTCGGCAAAGATATCAGCCACTGCTGCGGCATTTGCTTCATCGGCATTATTAAAGATTTTACCGTCAGTCAATTGGCTTGATTTTTGACTATTATAAAATTCAGTCATGATTTCATCTCGTGTTTTTACAACTTGACCGCCTTGGCCCAATAAATCACCACGAGCGTTCATGCGACTATTTCCAACAGCAACTGTATTTTCCTGTTGTATTTTAAGAGCATTGATATCAAGATATCGCCCATTTGATGTTCTGTGCATAGTTGAGTCGTCCTCTGTATTATATCTATTTAACGCATAAATTCATTGAAGTCTAAATTATTTCGTAAACTATGTATGCGATGTACGCCAATTAAGTATAGCACAAAACTTGCTACACTTGAACCACGACCTACTCCCCATACTACATTATTTGTACGCATGGTGTCAACAAGATATTTTAGGTATTGTAGTAGCGGCAATAATCCACGGTCTGCATATTCCATAAGTTCACTGCCAGCACGTTGAAGTTCATTTTGGTCCGCACACTGGTCTAATACCCACTTGGCAATATCCATATCTTTGTATTCATCGGGCATAAACCACTGTTGTTGGTTTATCTTATGATATTCTTGTATTGAACCATTTAGGGTTGCTAATTTTTGTAGTGGTTTATAATCCCAATACAAACTTTTAATGGCAGAATTATATTTTTCTGGATCAATAATAGCAACATCATCAACAGCGATTTGCGGATTCGTATATAATAAATCTGCTAACTCGCTGTCGCTGATTATACTGCGATTATATTCGTCAGTTTTTATCACCTTTAATAACCTCTGGCTTCCACCCTTTTTTAAGTGGAACAATGTTGTTTTCTGATTTCTTCTTGGTTATTATAGCAGGTGGTTGATCCCATTGCAATATTGTTGGCCATTCATTTTCATCAGTTTCAACTATAAATTCTTTATTCTTTTTAGTTGGAACGTCCCACGTAGTAGGAGTTGGTCTAAACCACCATGCTGGTTTTTCCCAACTTTTCATTGCCAAGTCATCCATAACTTCTTCACTAGTAACAATATCTTCGTCAATGTTTAACGCAATATCATCACTTTTATCACTGCTAACGGAAATGTATTCAAGTGTCGTTCGACCCTGAGTAATACTTAAAATTTTATACCAAGTAACCACCCCAATAATAAAATTATTAGGTTGATATGGCAAGGTTATGATACGAGATTTAAATTTTTTATGTAGCGTTGGTAGTAGCGGATTTTCAACATGTACAAAGATTGCATCTTGATATAAATCTTTTATTAAACTGCGCATTCTACCAAAGGAAGTATGCGGGTCTTCATCGTTAATTGATTCATCATTAAACCCAATGCTAATAGTATAATCACATGGTTCAAGAAAATCTTTGAAACAATTGATAGCAGTAAAATTTACATTCCAACTTACATCACTCATCCTATATCCAAACTATCCTTGAAAATTGGGTTTTCTTTTGCAGCATTTGCTTCTGCACGATAACGAGCATTAATTTCTTCTTGGTAAGTATCAGCAACCATCCGTAACTGATTTACCATAGCAGGGTTGCCCATTTTACCAGCAAAACTTATCTTTTTATAAGTTTCATTGATAGTTTTAAGCAACTCGTCCAATGTTTTATCAGTTAAATTGCTCAACAATGGATGCATTATAGATCACCTTTTTTACGATTTTCACTGTGCCACGCATCAAACGTGCCGCCTGGATAACGTGATTCTAATTTCTTAACATTCTCGTTAATTACATCAGTTGGATCAAGTCCAAGTGCAGTGCAGGCATTCATCCAATACCACATGATGTCGCCAAGTTCACGCTTCATATGAAATACGTTTTCTTCATTGAGCGGTTTGCCTTGGAAGAACATCTTCTTGATGATTTCATTAAATTCACCACTTTCAGCACTCAAGCCCATACCAGCAGTAAGCAACAATGCTGGATTAATCTTGGTACGATCTTCCTGATACTGGCTTAGTTGGTCAAATCGTTCGGTAAAAGCATATTCATACTTGCTTGGTTCGCTCGTAACTGCGATCACGAACTCTTGATACAATTTAAGGTCTGTCATAATTTACTCCTAAACTAATATAACGTTAGGTAGAGAATTAGTCAATATTAAATTTGTGTTTTAAACCACTTTTCAACGCCAGGATTACGTGGATAACCAACGTAAGTATAACCCAAGTGAGTGCCAGCAGTTAGCGTAGTCGTATTGCCGTTAATTGTATTGGCATGTAGCAAGAATAGATTTGATACGTTTACGTTTGCAGAAATCTGAACAACCTGACCATCAACTGGATATGGAGGGAACGTTACGCTAACATTTGAAAGAGCGCCAGCAGCACCATTATCAAGAATAAGTTTTGTAACCATTGTAGTAGCAGTTGGGCTTGCAGCAGTACCATTGGCAATGTTTGCATAAGTGTAGTCAACATTGTTACGAGCACGTGATAGTGGAATAACGGTAATAGTTGCACCAGCATCATCGCTAATGAACTCATACCAATATGTACCAGCGCCACTCTGAGAATAGCCAATGCTTTTTGTATTGGCATTATAATCTTGTAGATACGGTAGACCATATGTAACCGCTGCTGGCAGCGTGATGCGATGTGCGCTATTAGTAACTACTAGTTTCAAACGAATACGACCAACTGTGCCAGCAACTGGGAAGTTAGTGAAAGCAATTGCGATTGACGCATTTGTTTGAACACGTTGATAATGACCTTGTGTATGGTCTAGTGTAACAGTAGTACTAATAACACCATTATCATATTCTGTTTCACGGAAATCTTGAATAAGAGCACTGCTGATTAGTGTGCCAGCCATGTTATTAGATAGGGTTGTGCCAGTAAGTGCACTCTTTACAATTGCCTTGCTTTGAAGGTCATTGAGTTCACTCTGTGCGTAAGCAAAGTTGTTTTTAATATTTGTGAAGTTATCACGAAACCCTTGACTATCGTTGTCAACACCTGCGACAGGGTATGCACCATTAATGTTAAGTGGATTAATATTACTCATTTGCTAATTTCCATGTTATTATTATTTAGTACTGGTATTTATTGTAAAATTGTAGTGCGAGGGAATTTTAAGTAACTGTCACTTGTATATGGAGTGACATACTGATCTTCGTTATTAATAAACACAGTTGTTTTATTGTCAAAGGTAGTAGGAACCTTTAACTGAGTAGTATTTGTATTTACATATTCATATTCTGGAACAGTTTGCGCACCTACACCAATATGTGCGGCAGTATACTGATAAGTCTTGCTGCTCTTTGCACCAAATCTTATAGCAACTACTTGGTTAATTTTAATCTCTTGCACAAATGTCAGTGTAATTTGATTATTAGCAACTGTTGATAGCCATACACCGCTACGTTGGTTGACTGCACTGCTGCCACTTTGAACCTCAGCATAGCCAGGCACAACAGTATTGTTTAAGTTCCAACCATTATTGGTAAGTGTAGGATAGTCACCAACATAATTTTCTTGTGTAGTAAAGATAATATACTTGTTATTATAATCACCTACTGAGCCATCATAGCCCCCAAGTGCTGCCATTTGTGCAAGAGTGGCACCATTAACATGATCAAATGGTATATCAAGACCAAAATCTACAGTTGTAGTAATTGGTAAACTTTGAATATATCCACTATCAAAACTAGTATAATGCTTGGCAACATAACTGCGTGTTGTAATATTATAATTTGTATCAAGATTATTATCAAGGATATAACGGTCACTTACAAACGGCACATTTTTAATATCACTAGGAACACCATTTACAAGTTTGTATAGAACCTTGGCACCTGTGCCTGGTTTTAAATATGCAAGTACTGCTGCAGTTTGGAAGCCGAGAGTCTTGCCATTTGTTTGTATAGAGGTTTCCCACTGCGGCAGCGTATTAGTATTAGTAGTTCCAAGTGCAACAATAATATCATTAATCATTAAGTCAATATCATTTGGATACAGCGTAACGCCGTTTTTGCTTACAAAACTACTTGCAGGTATGCTTTTTAAAACTTGTCCATCAACTGTTTTATATGTTTTAGTATCTTCAATAAGATCAACATACACTACATCATAGATTGCATTGCCATTCGTATCGGTCGCAGTGGCATAGTGATAATCACCAAAATAAAATTTCTTATTAAAATGGCGACGTTGCATTGCTGAAATATAACTGCTGCTTTCGCTTGCAGTTAAACCATAACCAACGAGTATCTTAATATCACTTTGAACACCCCACCATGGATCATTAGGACGATAGATATCATCTAACGCAAAGTAATTTGTATTTCCTAAAATATTGTTTAACAGTGAACGCTTTACAATATTTGGGCTGCAATTTAAGTATAGATTGTCATATGGCGCATATGTTACCACATTGGTTGCTAGTGTGAAAGTTCTAGTACCGCTTACTGTACCACTATAATCTTGCGCAATTACAGTAAAAGTATGTGACTTGTCAACTGTAGTAGGTGATGTATAAATTCCTAATCCTACGTTGGTAACATCAAATGTTGTTAAACCTTTGTCAAGCGCAAAACTTTGGAAACTTACACGACCACTTATATCACCATTGTTAAGTAAGGTTAAACCTTGTGGTAATTTACTGCCACTTACAAGATAATAATATAGTTGTCTACCACTTGGCGCAGTGGCATTAACATTCAACTTGCTTACACTGCCAGTATCAATCAATCCTAAGTTTGTTGGTGTATTCCATGCAACACTTAAATCAAGCGCACTTAGCACACGTATATTAAAGACAGTGGTTGGACTGCTTATTGTATTATCAAACGCATTTACCACTTGTATACCAAAACTATAATCAGTAAATGGAACAGCAGTTTCTGGTATAAGTCCTGTTAGCCAACCTGTTTGTGTGTCTAACGATAAACCTGGTGGCAGAGCAAATAAACTTTGATCCCATGGCGCAGCATCCCACCCCAATTGTGGGTCTTGGGTAGGCGGTGATACTGAACTAGAATCCCAACCTGTGCCTGCAGTGCCAGTCACACTGAAGTTTACTGGTACATTATCATAATCAACCGCAGTAAATTTAAATGCAAAATAATTGCCACTTGTATAAACAGCATGATCACCAAGTGTTGTTGTAGTTAATATTGGTGGTCTGTTAATACTACTGTCAGCAGTAATAACATTATCATCATCTTTTAATGCGGCATTATCTGCACGAATGTCATCATGTGCATAAACTACTATCTTGTAATTTTTTACGTCACTGCTTTTACTATCGCTTGCACGAACAGTGAAGGTGTAAACATAATTACTGCTGATAGTACTAAATTCCCATGGATTATTTCCCCAAGGACTATTATTCCAACCAGTAATTTGACCTTGATTGCTGCTAGTGTTAGGTATTAAGATACCACTTATGACACCATCACTACTTAAAGCAAGACCTGGCGGAAGTGAACCATCTAATATGCTAAAAATAATGGTGTCATTATTAAGATCAACTGCACTTAACGGTATTGATACTGATGTACCATCTAAGAACTCACCGAGTGCAGTATAATTGCTGGTTAATATTTGTGGAGCATAATTGCCTGTAACAGTTAATATAAAGTTTCTATCAGTGACCTTGCCACTGCTACTAATAGCACGAACAGTAAATGTGCTTGTGCGATCTTGTGTAACTGCTTCTGGCACACCATCAATGCTATAGGTATCTTTTGGATTACCTGTTACTTGACCGCTGCTATCAAGTTGCATACCTGCTGGCAAGCGTCCACTTATCAACTTATAATTAACATCTCTGCCATCGGGATTACCAGTTGGATCAACTGCTTGTAAACCTAATTCAAAGAACTGCAAGGCTTGAATCTTGCCTAAGTCACCGCCTGGCGTAACCCATTGTGGATAAGCAGTTGCGGTGCCTGGTGCGGCTTCTTGTGTTGCAATATCAACGTCACCATAATAAGTTGTACCAATGACATATGGAAATGCAACATTGCCACTGTTATCAATCGTAGTAAAGTATGCATATGTGCCATTAGGAAAATCAGGAGTAACACAATATCGCCCATTATGTGTATCTAAATCACCAGCGTTTGTAAACTGGTAATCTTCCATGAATATACCTAGCGGATAGATTGTTAGATTACTGGCAGTAGTTCCTACACGATAACTGCTTGGTTTTAGTGTATAACCACTCGCCATGCGACGAGTTCCACTTGTAGCACTTAGGGAATTACTATATCCATATGGACCATATATTGGATAGCCGTCGATACTAAAACCAAGTATTTTACTGTGTCCATCATCAAAAGTAAGACCACCATTTAAGTATGGTATTACATCCGTTTCTGCTAGCCCATGAACAGTGCTACTAAATGGCTTACCGCCTAGACCAGTAGTCCACGCATCGGCAAAACCATAACTTTTATAATTATATTCGCCAACACTATTTGCTACGCCATTGGCCAAATCTTCATTATATGTGTAATTAAATTGTGCTTCTGGAGTTGGTGCAGCAACAAAATGGAATCCTGCTGGTCTAGAAAACCCAAGTGGTGCAGAATTAAGCGCACTTGAATTAAGAATTGCTACGCCATTTAACCAATAACCTATATTTTCAGTACCGACAGTAGTAGGACTTGCACTTGCCGTATTGGTTCCGCCACGATAAACCCAACTCAGATTATAATATTGAGCAAGAGAAACGGTTGTAGAAAGATTATTTCCATATCCATGATATGGCAATCCGACTGCAGTTAAGCCAATAAGTGTTACATAACTGCCATGACGATAAACATTAGGCGTAAATGTCCATGCATTGCTGACATTGATCAGACGACCAAGTTGCACATTTGTTGCGAACCCATTATAATTTGACATACTGCGGACAACCTCTACACTAATATTTAGTGGATTATCCTACTCGTATCCAACGTGGTCCACCAGGCAATTGTTGTGGAATAGGATTTCCATTGTAAGGAGCATATTTTACATAATGCCAACTATATGGAGTTGTCGGACTAATGCTTGTAACATTTCCACTTACACTGCTATCATTTGCAATAATATACAGCGTAGACACTGTAATATTACTGCTAATAGTAATCTTTGTACCGTCACTTATGTTTGCATTTGCGGGCAGATAAACATTTGCAATAGAAACTGTAGCACCAGCAGTATTGTCAAGTATTAAAGTAGATACATTGCCATAAAGTGTAACGCTATTTGTATTATTGTTTGCTAGATTAGCAAATGTATAGCCATTGATGGCAATATATCCCAACACATAACTGGCGCTGCTTACACCATTTGCTGCAATGTTTGCATTTTTATAGTATGTTGGCAGATAATTTGCTACACTAGCATTACTATAAAGACCAGTAAGATATTGTGAACTACCAACGAAGTATGTAGCATTAACATTGCCAGTTGTGTTAACATTGCCAGCATTAATATTGCCACTATAAGTTGGAAGATAAGCAGCAGCCTGAATATTACTGTATAAACCAGTTAGCAGACTTCCATTACCAATAAAGTAAGTTCCGCCTACGTTACCAGTCGCTACAAGATTGCCTGCAGCAACATTGGCAGTATTTGTAGGTAGATAAGTTGGAAGATATGCCGCAACCTGAGTATTGCTATACATGCCGCTTAAGGTGCTTCCATTGCCATAGAAGAATATGCTGGTGACATTACCAACACTGGTAATATTAGCAACAGTAACATTACTGTTGAACTTAGCGGTGCCAGTAACCTGTAGTTTATTTGTAGCATCATCGCTGCCACCAATCACCCAACGACTGCTGGTGATACGACCTGCTTCATTAGAGGATAATGTACCATCGGTATGGAATACAATTGCTTTGTTAAGGGATGCAGTTCCGATAGCAATGTTACCATTTGCAACATATAGGTAAGCATCATTTGGGTACGTGATAGTAAAATTACTATTGCTATAATTGTTAGCATTGATACCAAGATCAACATAGTATGCACTATCATTGCCATTGTTTGCAGTTGCCACAATATCAGCACTTGTGCTACTACCATTACCAATGTTTTGAATGTTGATTTGTGTATAGTTTGTGCTGTTATCTACAAAACTTGCAGTCAAATAAGTTGTAGGAACAGTTCCTAGCGGTCCAACAATAAGATCAGTAGTTGCTAATAGGTTTACTGCAGTAACATTACCACTGAATGTTCCATAATTAGCAGCAGTATTGCCACTTGTTACAATGTTACCGCTGCTGTAAATGTTACCAGCAATACCAATACCACCTTGGACAATGACGGCACCTGTTTGTGTGCTACTTGCTTGCGTAGTGTCATTAACCCAAATTTGCGTTGCAGCGGCAATAGCAAGGTCACCAGTTCCATCAGCATTAATGTTGATATTGGCATTTGTACCCGCTGGCGAGATAATATTACCTGTTGCGCTTAACACAAGATTTGCACCTGCACGAAGCGCAAGGTTACCACTTACGTTAACATTACTTGCTAACACATTTCCATTATAAGTTGTAAGATATGCCGCAGCATTTGTATTGCCATAACTTGATGGACCAACTGCTAAGCCACTCAAGTAATAGCCATTACCTGTTACGAATCCACTTGTGCTTAAGTTACCAGTGGCATAGATATTAGCATTTGTATTAATTGTAGCAACGTTCATAATACCAACGTTGATATAGTTTAGGTTACCAATAGCAGTTACGTTTGGTAATTGTGTGCCACTGAAATTCTGTGCATTTGTTGCAGTGCCAGCGGTTGTGGCATAGGTTGCTGTTGTAGATAGCAGAGACTGTGTTGCATAGCCACTTAAGTTACCAACAAATCCATATTGACTTGCGGTCACTGTACCAGTAAATACTGCCGTGTTTGCTTGGAAATTTGTAATATTGGCAGTAGTGCCATAAAGAATATTGGTAGGACCAACTACTACGCTGCCTACACCCTGTGGTTGAAGAATTAGATTACCGTTAGTGGTACCTTGCACACCAGTCGTGATAGTATTGCCACTGAACGCAAGATCGGTACTAACAACACTTTGAAAAAGTCTTGAGAAATTATTATTAATTTTTGTAAACGATGTTCTTAGTGGGTCACCTGTGCCATCATTCGGACCAGCACCAATATTAATAACCTCTTGTACCATAAAAAAACTCCTGCACAATATTTAGCGCAGGAGATTTCTTATACACTAATACTTGTTCCGCATCCGCATGAACTCTTAGCCATTGGATTAGTTACAACCAGTTGACTGCTTACAAAATCGCTTTTATAATCAATTTCACTGCCTAGCAGATACATTAATCCGCTACCGTCTACGATAAGTGACTTACCTTCACCTAGAGAGATCATTTCATCAATTTGTGGTGAACCATTTTGAGCATAAAGTTCATCATCGGCAGGTTCCCAGAAATATTCAAATCCTGCACAGCCACCACCTTTGAGACCAAATACAAGATATGGCTTGTCAATATTAATAAGTGTACGACGAATATGAGTTCTTGCTGCTTCTGTGATAGTTACTGCTTGCATAATGATATCTCACTTAAAACGATAGGTAATTCTTCCACGAGTCAAATCATATGGAGTTAGTTCCACAGATACACGATCATCTTGGATAATCTTAATTTTATTCTTACGCATATTGCCACTTGCATATGCAAGGATAATATGGTTGTCAATATCTACTCGGAATACGCCGTTAGGTAGAACTTCTACCACTTTGCCTTCCATTGTTATTAGTTCTTCTTTAGCCAAGTTAATCCTTTATCTCAGTTCCATATGGCGCTAATATACCACTTACACCCATTTTACCCCACGGTAGATTATTTATAAGGTGGGATGGCATATGTTTATATAGCGCATGTTCGGTATCACAATATTTGCCAATAGTTACATGATCTAAAATCTCTTGATGCATCTTTTTGTATATGTCATGCATCATGTTTTGAAGTTCTGTTCCATATACCATACAACGCACACTATACCAAAACTTTATATCACTAAAATTCTCTGGATTACCTGTTTTCACAGGACCACTTAGCGTAATCTTATTTGCAACATAGTTTAATGAAAATGTATCATCTAAGATATATCTTCCACTCAACTTAACTACTACACCATCTTCAAGTTTTTCATTTTGTAAGAATACACCTAGCGCATAACTCTCACATAAGTTCTTGCATATACTGTCTACGTTCCAATTATTATATATTTGCTGCAAATATTCATCATTAATCGTAACAACTTTATGTGAGTATTGTTTTATAGCAGATATTTGTGCGTCGTTTAATGAATCTTTGCTGATATCAAGTGTAATAATATGTGCGTCAGGAAATTTTTCTAAGATATTACGATATGTAACAAGTTGCTGTTGCAATCTTTCGTCTGATGAAAATACACCAAAACTACTATTGACAGCACTTGTTACAATAAAGTTTATCACTTATATTTCACCGACATAGAATCACCAGTGTCTGGGTCAAACATTGTAAATGCATCCAAATCAGTAGGAGATGCTGCCACAACCGTTTTATCGGGTGATGTATATGTGGTGACAGGATTTCTAT